CCGTGGTGTCCTCTTAAATCTGCGTACCACATTCGTAGTCTAACTACCCATTTTCTTACAGGCCTAGGCATCTTTTTTCTTCTTCTTACATTTACAACGGGGTGCAAATAAAAAGTTATCTATACGTTGAAACAAAGTATCAAGAGCACCAAAAAATTTATATAAAAATTTATCTAACATTTATTTTCTCTATTTTAATTCTATCTTTGTCCATTTTATCTAATTCTTTTGTCATTTCTTTTTGTGCTTTTTTGTCAGCTTTTTCTCTGTCTTTAATACGTTTAACATATGTTTTATAATCAGGTCTTTCATGGCCGTATCTAGACCACAATGCCATAGCTTCTTTACCAATTTTGCCATCGATAGGGCAAACAGTACCGGCTGAGATCATAGATTCAAAAACACGTTCGTCCTGGCACAGTATAGCCACGGCTGCTACACGCATGCCAAAGTCATTTAGTATTCTTGCCAACTTTAATCGTTCACAATTTTTATCAATGAAATGTTTTCCGCCGCTGATACCAAGTCCAAATGTTTGTACTCCAAGTGATCCACCTACTGCACACACGTCTTGTGTCATAGAATTATACGAAGGTGATGAAGCTGTTGGTGGTGCTGATTTTATATTAGAATTAGATGTTGAATTAGTTGTACTGTTTGATGATGATCCAGACTGATATGTTGTTGCTCCTCCAGTATAACCACCTTCAATTGATGTGTTAGATCCACTTACGTTGCTTTGTGTTTCTGCTGAATGTGTTGGTCCACCGAATAAGGCTAACATGGTTAGCATAAATATTAACAGAGCTGTGAATCTGTAATCCATGCGTAGGCCTTCCATTACTTTAAATATAATATTGCTATTGCCGCAATTACAAAACATCTATAAGTAAAAATTGTTTTATTAGAGCTTATATAAATTAATTTAATTTTATCAATTATTTTATCAATCATGTTTTTTTTCCTCAATCTCATAGAAGAACTTGTCAGTATCTTCTGTTATCCATTTACCCGAATCTTCTACACTCCATTCATTTGTTTGAACTTTCCAGTCAGGAATATTATCCTTAACTGTAAACGAAGGTAGATCCCATATTATTCTATTGTTTGGCTGAGCCGCATAGTTGCCGTCTTTTAACGCAATTATGTGAGCGCACTTATGTTCGTGCGGTATTTCGGAATGTTCCGTATCTAGTATATTACTCTCTGGATGTGCAAAGTCAATGGTAAATAAGTAATTACCGTGATGCCATTTTTTATCTTTACCTATGTATTTTCCGTGTTGACCACTTAAGATATCATACAAAGTAACAGCAGGGTAATAACTAAAGCTATTCCAAAGTTCCAATTCATCAAGTCTTTTAATGGGAACAGTTTGTGGTTCATAACCACGTTGAATAAAAGCCGTGATTGGGAGACGGTAAAAGATTGCGCCATTTTCCATAATCGCATGCCATAAGATAGCACGTCCAGACATACAGGTAATACCAAAGATGATACAGTCTTCAACTTCTCCATGATGTTTTTTATTGTCATATAAATACTCTCTCCTTATTTGTGCGTAGGTTGGTGGTATGTTTGCATTTAAATAAGCCATTCCTCAACACTATCATCAAAATCTCTGTAGTCTACAGTAATTTCGTCACCCATTTTAATATCCCTTAAGGCTATGCCATCATCGTCTACATTAGGTTTTGTGCTATGATTTAAATATTTTTCGTTATCTATCCCCATTACATATTCATTTTTCTTATCTTCATAAGCGTGTGTTTCAATAAAATTAGCTAGAGCTAACGGCATTTTTGGCATGTTTGTTGTATCAAATCTTAACTCAAATTCAGGCCTAGATTCTTTTATTTTTTGTCCTTTTTTAATATTTTCTTTAGAAAAAACCCCGACACCCTGTATTTTACTTTTGTCTAGATAAGTATTTATTATAAACATTAGCTTTTTATTTCTCCCCAACTATTTCCATGTTCATAATCTACTTTATTGGGTACCTCTAATTTAACAGCATTTTCCATAATCTCAATAATTTTATCTGCGTGTTTTTGGTCTACTACAGATATATCTAGTTCATCATGTACTTGTATATGTGCAATAATACCTTCTTTATATAGTTCTAACATAGATCTTTTAGTCATATCAGCTGCACTACCTTGAATTAATTTATTCAAAGATTTGTAAGTATATGCTCTTTTAATTCCTGGTCCATGTTCCTGGAGTGCTTCTTCATGTGGCAAGGCCTTATGCATACCAAAACTATTTGGTTCCCATAGATGGAATCTACATAGTCTACCTAGTAAGGTTCTTATCTGTCCTCTATCTTGTGCCCTGTTCGATGCTGCATTCATCAGTTGTTTTACAAATGGAACTTTGGCATGGTATTGATTAAACAAATCATTAGCTTTGTCTTTTGACACACCGAGTTCTGCTTGTAGTTTTGTTTTACCCATACCATAAAATAATCCAAGGTTAATAGTTTTAGCTTGTGTTCTTGGTATCTTTGCCATGTCTGCTACAATCTGGTGAAAGTCTGTATTAGGATCATTTTGATAAGATTCAATGACATCATAAACAGATGGAAATTTATACAATGATGCATAGTGTACAACTAAACGTGGTTCTTGTTGTGAGTAATCAAAACATCCCCATGTTGTATTTTCTTCAGGTAAAAATAATGATCTAATCATTGGTCCAATTTCTTTGTTTCTTGCTGGGAGTTGTTGTAGATTTGGATTAGAATAACTAAACCTTCCTGTTACAGTGCCTCCTTGATCTGATCTCAATTGATTTATATCCGCATGTATTCTACCTTTGTGTTCATGTCTAATAATTGTATCTATAAATGTAGTATGCGACTTGTTTATCTCTCTAGCTTTTGCTATACATTGTACCAAAGGATGACTATGAGAAGACAAAAAGTTTTTAGTAAATGAAGGAGCAGCTGTCTTTTCTGTTCGTTCGTATTCCAAATTTAATTTATCAAACACTTTGGCAATCGATCTTGCTGCCCATATTTGAGGTTCTATTCCTGTTTCTTTTTTTATTTTTAGGAGTAACTTTTCTTCTTCTGATGCTAATTGTTTCTTCAGTATATGAGCTTTTTGAACGTCTACTCTTACCCCAAGAAATTTCATATCAACCAAACAAGGAAACAGATCTGTCTCAAGATTCATAACTTCTTGTATGTCTTGTGCTACAATTTCTTTTTTCATTTCTTGCCACAACTCTAGTGTAAGACTGGCATCTTTCTCTGCGTAAGTACCAACGTGAATTGCTGGTAGTTTCCACATCTCTGCTTTAGGGTCTACTCCCCATTCTTTTGCGGCTTCATTTAAGGCAGCTTCATTTTTACCATGACCACAGTAAGTCCAACCCAAACTATTTAAATCAAATCTATATCTATTTTCATCAACCAGTGATCCAGCAATCATAGTGTCTACAATTAAACCATTAATTTTTAAACCTAATTGACGTATCCAACATACATCATACATTGCGTTGTGAAATATTTTTGTAGCATTACAAGCCAAGGTATCTTTAAACCATTCTAAAACTTTTTTACGTTCCATATTAGGACCATTGCCGTGAGCAATAGGAAAATACCAAGAACTACCTGCAACAGCTACAGCTATTCCTACAACTTCACCATTACCAATAACAGAACCAGAACCTCTTGATTTTAAATCAGGATCTCTAGTCTCTAAATCTATTGCTATCTCATCGTGTTGTCTTAAATCAGGAAACTCTGATGGAGTAGTCCATTCTTTTTGTGCTTCAAACTTTGGTACAATCATTATTTTTTCTCCATTTCTATTGTCTCGGTCGGTTTATAATCTCTCTCTTTAATCATTTCTAAATAATGTATGGCTTTATTAACATCTTCTAGGCCACCTTTAGCTGAATGCCGACAAATATATTTAATGGCATTACCCTCTGCAAAAAGTAAATTGTTTTTATTAATAAATTCTGCAGGTTGTATTTTCATCTTCATATAATGTGTGCCTGCAATTTGTTTTAAGTATGGATCGTCTGTGCTCATTTTTTCTCCTTTTCATAATCCTCATATTCTTTAATTAATCTTTCTGATGGATGGTATACTTCAACATGACAATGACAATTAGGACACGATAAATTACTTACAATATCATAATCTTCATTATCTTCAGTGTCATGATCTCCACCCCATATTAATTCTTCATCACAGTGCCAACATTTCATATTATATAACCATTCCTTTCTATTTTAGATTTTAAAAAATATAAGTTTTTAGCTGTACGAGTAACTGCAACATACCAAACTCTATGCTCTTCATCTTGTTTGTCTGTGTTGTGTTCTATAGCTTGTCTTATCTTTCTTGCATTATCTAAAACCACAATAACATTTTGTTCTTCTCCACCTTTTGCTACATGGATAGTAGATAATTCTATTCTTGCGTCTTGAGATAATTTTTCTCCATTACTCAACATTGCTCTAATATATAATTTTTCTTCGTTACTTGCTTTAGTAAAGGCATCAAACCATGTTTGATTTTTATTGAAACCTGCGTCTTCTATTGATATACTGGTACCTAATTTTTTCTCATCAAACTTAAAATCTAAATACTCAAATATATCTTGACATTCTGTAACGTTTAAATTTTCTCCTTTAGTCCATCGTGTCCAGTTTAGAATGTTTCTAAACAATCTACCATTGTAACTCTTGCCTTTTTTAGTTAAATAATATAGGTTTTTAGCCCTTAATTGCTCTTCTATTCGTTCAAGTATGGTGTTGGTTCTGACTAATATCAACCATTTATCTTTTAATAAATCAACGTTATCTAAAGAATATATTTGTTGTTGTGTACCTTCTTCATCACTTGGTAAATATTCTTTTTTTATTTTTGGTCCTTGTATCCTTGATAGTATTACACTAGATATTTCTTGTACTACTTTAGGTACTCTTACAGATTGTGTGAGAAATTGATTTTCTGCGGGTTGTTTTATAAATCTTTTTACATCTGCACCTGCCCAAGTAAAAATAGCTTGGTCATCATCTCCTGCTAAAAATATATCTTTGGTTTTTTTTAATAACACATCAAACATTTGCCATTGTATGGGTGATAAATCCTGTGCCTCATCTATAAATATTACTTCAAATGTAGGTGACTTTTCTTCTTCTTTAATATATTTTTTAATCATATCGGTGTAGTCGATAAGTTTATTTTTATCTTTGTAATTTGCTAAATTAACTTCCAGGTGTTTTAATATTTGATAATCTAATTTTCTACTATATTCGTTTGTATTAAATTCACTTTGTATAGATATATCTTTAACGCTAGCTTTATTTATTACTTGAAAATATTCAGAGTTAGATGTAAGATAGCCGTTGCTTTCTTCTGTTATTCTTAATCTTTTATTATTATCTGATCTAATATTACTTAATCTACCAAGGTCTTCATAATGTTCTGGTTGCATTACATTTTCTTCTCGTAAACCTAATGTGTGAAAACAAAAAGAATGTAATGTCTGAAAATATTTTAGCTGTGTTTTTTTATATTCTGGATGTTTTTCAATCATACGTTCTTTTGCTGTAGTAGCTGCTTTTTTAGTAAAGGCAAAGTAACCTATCTTATCTATAGGTATTCCTTTTTCTAAATAGCTATCAACGTACTCTAATAATGTAAATGTTTTACCCGTACCTGGAGGACCCAAAACTTTCTTAATCAAATTATCTCCCCTGTTCCTTTTATATCTAATACTTCTTCCTCTAAATCTTTCTCTAAAAATTTATTTAAATTAACTCCAACAGCTTGAATTGATTCATTAGATTTCTTTTCATCATTTTTCTTTGGAAATCTTTTTCTAGCTATTTCTCCCTTAATAAATCCATCAATGTCTTCAATCATTACACTTGTCTTATCTTCTTTAAACTTCCACTCTTTACTTTTTAATACATTCATAAATAGTGGGAAACTAAAGTAAGCATTTCCTTTTTCAATTAATGTTGCACCGCTTCTAAAAGAAATATTATTTTCTGCTTTAGGTCCGTTTATATATTCTTTTACGTAATCAAATAATTTTTCTTCAGAACTTGTACCTTTAGCTGGCTCTACCACTGATCTAGTCGCAAATAAAAGATTTAATACATCTTGGTAAACATTTGCCTTAACCATTTCTGGTACAAAACCAGCAGCATTTGCTATAATATTTCTCATTTTTCTTTGGTCAGTCAACGATTCAATTGATTTTGCAAAAACGGTCTGTACTTTAGTTGTACCAGGAGTAGATACATTAAATGTATATTCTGGATCGGGTCTACAATTAATTTTTACTAAACCCGATAACATTGGAAAAGCTTTCTGTGTATCAGATGCTATACCATATTTTCTTTTTAAACATTGGGGTTTC